CAGGCTTCCCTGCCTACACCGCAACTTCGGCTTCTGTTCGTTCTCTGGACATTCTTGCCGAGCGCACAGGTGTTGACGTTGACAAACTCGCTGAAGCGATCACAGTCCTTGAAGCGGGTGGCACTCTATCAGATGAGTCGGCTGATCTGTTGTCGGGTGCGGTCAGCAAACTTCGTGCCGAACCAGCCAAAGTTCCTTCGTCAGTGAGCTTGATGGCGAAGCATCTTGAACTGTTGAAAAACATCTAGGCATCGTCTAGAGTTAGTTCTGCCGGTAAGCGTTCCGCTACGGCTAGAGATTGGTAAGCGTACCGCTACGATCGGAACACAACTTCCTGCGCACCACAACTTAACCAATCATGAGGAAACCATGAAACAATTTATTGAACAACAAATGGCACAACGCGCAACAGCGTGGGAAGCCGCAAAGAAGATTCTTGATGTTGCAACCGCTGAGAAGCGTGACTTGTCAGCAGAAGAGACTCAGACATACGAGCGCATCAGCAAAGAACTTGATGAGCGCACAGCAACAATCGAGAAGCTCCGCGCCGATGAGGCCCGTGAACTTCGTTTGGATGCAGCAACACGCGAGATCGCAGACCAGGTTCGTCCTGTCGCTGACGCTCCACGCGCAGAGCGCAACGACAACGATGTAATTCGTTCGATGGCAAAAGGCGAGATCCGCTCTCACATGTTTGAGAAGCGTGACGTTGTAAAGACTTCGACTGGTTCACCAGTACCGACATCGTTCTATGACCAAGTGATCATGCTTGCTCGTACGGTTGGTCCAATGCTCCAGACTTCAACAGTCTTGAACACAGCATCAGGCGAGAACCTTCAGATTCCATCACTTGCTCAATACTCGACAGCGGCAATCGTTGGCGAAGGCACAGCAATCGCAGAATCGGATCCAGTATTCAACTCATTCATCACTTTGGGTGCATACAAGTTCTCGTTCCTTGTTCAACTCTCACGAGAGTTGGTTGAGGATTCAGGCGTGGACATCTTGCGCTTCTTGGCTGATCAGACTGGCAACGAACTCGGTGTGCGTGTCAACGCTGCACTGACAACTGGCTCAGGAACAAACCAACCAAAAGGTATCGTCGTGGCTTCAGCTGTCGGCGTAACTGGCGGAACCGCAGTTTCGGGTGCGTTCACAGCAGACAACTTGATTGACTTGGTCTACTCGGTAGACACAGCCGGTCGTCGTTTGGCTGGTTCAGGCTTCCAGATGAATGCAAAGTCAATCGGTGCAATGCGCAAACTGAAGGACACGGCAGGCAACTTCGTGTTCCAACCAGCACTCAGCGCAGACGCAAATGACTTGCTCCTTGGATACCCAGTATTCGAGAACCCAGCAATGGCAGACACAGCAACAAGTGCAAAGTCGGTAATCTTCGGACACCTTCCTTCATACTTCGTTCGCTCGGTAGGCGGCATCAAGTTGGATCGAAGCGATGACTTCGCATTCAGCACTGATCTCATCACCTTCCGTGCAACAATGCGCGTTGATGGCAACTTGCCACAAACATCACATGTCAAACACTTCATCGGTAACGCTGCTTAATTAGAGCAACCGAAAACAGACATGACAGTCCGCAAGGACTGTGACTAGGATTAAGTCCACGGCCATTTCGTGCAGGGTTGGCCGTGGACTTTCCATTTCTGCACTAAACTTAGGAGGATCATGTGGCAAACCGTAATCGTCAAAGGCATACCAGTGGAGATGCCAGGAGCCTTGGCGGAGCGTTTGCTCCGAGCGGGCGTAGCGCACTTGTTGGAAGTGTCCGACCAACCAATCCCGACCGACTCAGGATCGTCTGGTATTCCAACGCACCTTGGGCTGCCACAGGATACGGACAGCAAACCGCGCAAGTCATCCAAAGGCTCGCGAAAGAAGACCACCAAGTAGCAGTCCATGCGATGTACGGCCTCGCAGGCGCGGCATCAACTTGGAACGGATTCAAAATCTATCCACAAGGATTGGCTGCATACTCCGATGATGTCGTTGTCGCGCACACTATGGAGTGGGCGAATCAGGATCTGTCAACACCGACACTGCTCATCACACTCTTTGACACTTGGGTGTTGAAGTCTGACTCGTTGAAAACTTTGAAGAACATTGCGTCATGGGTTCCGATTGATCATCAGCCAACTCCACCAGAAGTGTTGGCTTGGTGTGCGCGTGAGAACGTGCGACCGATCGCAATGTCAAAGTTTGGTTCACGAATGTTGGAGACAGCAGGTATTGAACACTTGTATGTTCCACACGCAATCGAGCCGGTGTTCAAACCGACTGAGTCGGTGACATTGGCAAACGGTAAGAAGATGACTGGTCGAGAGTTCATGGGTTGGGAAGAAGACCGATTCGTTGTGTCTATGGTCGCGACCAACAAAGGTTCGCAACCTGCGCGGAAGGCTTGGGCTGAGAACATTCTTGCGTTCTCAATCTTTGCCAAGGATCATCCTGACGCTGTGCTGTATCTGTACACGGAACCTGATGGTGCGATGGCTGGGATTAGTTTGCCGACATTGTTGGATGCGGTCGGTGTATCGAAGGACAAGTACAAGGTTGTCGATCAGTATGCGTATCGTCATTCGTTGCCACAGAATGTGATGGCTGCGATGTACACGGCGTCTGATGTTCTGTTGGCTTGCTCGATGGGTGAAGGCTTCGGCATTCCTGTCATTGAAGCGCAGGCTTGCGGGACTCGGGTGATCGTAAGCAACTTCACTGCACAACCTGAACTGGTTGGTGACGGCTGGACCGTCGAAGGCCAGCCGTGGTGGGATGCGGCACAGAAGTCATGGTTCTTCACACCGAATGTGCCTGACATCGTGAACGCTCTCAAGGCGGCCTATAACGCGCCTAGAAGCCGTTCTGAGGACGCGATCACCCATGCCCTAGGGTACGGAGCCGATCAAGTATTTGAGCAGTATTGGAAGCCAACAATGAAGGAGTTGTCCGCATGGTGCCGGTCATAGTCATCCCTGTACTCAACCGATACGACCTGCTTGAAAGGTGCATCAAGTCAATCGACTACCCAGTTGAGAATCTGATCATCATTGACAACGGCGGTCGCATCGCCAAAGACTGTTTGGTTCTGCCACGCAGCACAAAGATTCAGAACCGATACATCATGGACATGCCATCAAACCTCGGTGTCGCAACATCGTGGAACCTTGGAATCAAGATGACACCATTCGCAACAGGTTGGATTCTGCTCAACTCGGATGCACACTTCGGTCACGGACATCTAGAAAAGTTCTACAAAGAGTCAGACATAGACGAGATACATCTAGCGGGTGAACCTGGTTGGTGTTGTGCTTGGATCGGATCCGAAGTTGTCAAAGATGTTGGACTGTTCTGCGAAGCATTCCATCCTGCATACTTTGAAGACAACGACTATGAGCGTCGCGCAACACGGTTGCACAAGAAGATTGTCAAGTCTGATGCACTGGTCTATCACGACAACTCGTCCACGTTGCTGTCGGATCCGTCGCTGTTTGACAAGAATCGTGAGAGCTTCCGAGCGAACATGGAGTTGTTCAAACTTCGCAACGCAAGACTTGACGCAGGCCAGTGGGATCTGCAACGACGAATCAGCCTTAGTTGGGACTGATGAGAATCTTTGACTGCATTCTGTTCAACCAAGAACACGACATGCTCGAATGCCGGCTCACCGAGATCGGTGATGTCATAGACAAGATCATCGTTGTCGAGTCGGCAACAACCTTCATGGGTCAACCCAAAGCACATGGCATTGACCTTGACAGGTTCTACAAATGGCGCGACAAAATCCACTACGAGATCTATGAGCCAGATACTTCGCTTCGCAGTTGGGCTGCTGAAACAGAGCAACGCAACCATCTCTTCACCGTGTTGCGACAATTCGCACCAGAAGCCGAAGACATTGTGACAGTCGCGGACTGTGACGAGATCTGGTCGCCAAAAGACATAGAGACTTTGAAAACTGGTTGGCATGGTTACATGATGAAGCGTCTAGTGATGTCGGCGTATTGGCGTCTATCTGATGAACACACAATGGTTGCGGGTCCGTGGGATAGTCGAACTGGTGATGCGCAAACTATGAGATCGTTGCGTCATCAGTTGCATCAGATTCATTCGGGTTGGCATGTGTCGTGGATGGGTGGACCGCAATGGGCTGCTGACAAGATGCGTTCGTTCTCTCACCAAGAACTCATGGTCGAGAACCCTGATGTGTTCATGGCCGAGAACTATCGGGTCGGTCGTTCTATTCGTGGCGAAGATCTTTGGGAAGTTGACATTGACGATTCGTATCCTGCTTACATTCGTGAGATGCGGGCACCTCATTCGTGGTATCGCAAACGATGATCACTGTTGTCGGGCTGGTGTGGGGTACTGCGTACAAGAGTGAGGTTCAAGGTTGGTGGGATTCGGTGCAGGCGTTAGATCCACCGGCTGACGATGTGGTGGTTGCTTATCATCCTGATGATGATTGTGGTGCGCTTGACTTACCGTGTCGACTTGTTGAGTGTCGGACTCGAACCTGTGATGCGATGATCAATGCCGCGGTCGCCACGGTCGGTGAAGGTTGGGTTGCTCCGCTTGCGATGGATGACAGGTTCTATCCTGATGCGTTTGGTTGTCTGCCAGACAATCTTGACAAGATCGCTGATGTCGTTGCAAACACTTTGAAGTTCATGTCGCATGGTGGGGTGAATCCTTCCGCGCCTGAGATGTTTGCGACTGCACCGATGCGCAATCATGTGATGGGTACGTCTTGGTTCACGAAAGATATTTGGACTCGGACTGGTGGCTACCCTTCGGTCTATTGGTCGGACTGGGCGTTCTGGTGGAAGTGTCATGTGCATGGTGCAAGATGGTTCAAGCCGACAGGTGTTCAAGTGTTGGTGAACGATATTCGACCGAACCGTATCTCATCGGATACGAATGTTGAAGCCGACATTGAGATGTTGAAGTTCATTGCCGAGTACACTCGTTCGGACCGTGAAGTAAGATAGGAAGACCATGGCAATCGTCAACGGATATGCGACACGCAACCAGATCAAGGCTGCTCTTCGAATCGGCACCGCCGACACACAAGACGACGACCTGATTGACAACTGTGCCGGTGCGGCGTCACGTTTGATTGACGGTTATGCGAACCGACAGTTCTGGCAGTACGGGTCGGCAACGACACGAGTGTTTACCGCAGCCGATTCATTCGTGTGCGAGATTGATGACATCGCTGGGACTGCGATCACACTCAGAACTTCAACTCTCGCCGACAATAACTTTGATATCACTTGGACTCCAAGCGATTGGCAACTAGAACCAGTCAACGGAATCTTGGACGGGTTGACAGTTCCTTACACACGCATCCGCGCAGTCGGCGACTATCTGTTCCCGACCTTGAACGCAAACTTTGGACTTGAAGCATTGGTGCAACTCACCGCGGTTTACGGTTGGCCATCTGTACCTGAGCCGATCACACAAGCTGTGATCATCCAGGCATCAAGAATCTTCAAGCGTTACGATTCACCGCTCGGCGTTGCCGGCTTCGGAGACTTGGGTGCGATACGAGTGACACGCGCACTCGACCCAGACGTCGCACAACTTGTCGAGCCATATCGCCGAATGCGAATGTTCGCATGACCGCAACAGTCACCGAACTCAAAACAGGACTCCAAACACGTCTTGCCACGATCACGAATCTTCGCGCATTCGCACAGCAACCCGATCAGGTCAACCCGTCGCTCGGCGGTATCGCATGGCCGACACTCGAATCAATCACCTACCACGGTGCGATGCGGGCAGGCTTAGTCACACACGTCTTTACGGTCAGTGTGATTGTCGGTCGTGCGGCTGAGCGCACAGCACAGAACCTGATGGACACTTACTTGTCTTATGACAATGGGATTCGTGCCGCGATCGAAGCCGACACAACCCTCGGCGGATACGCCAGAACACTCATCGTCGAAGAAGCATCCAACATCTCAACCGTTGACGCGAACGACACGACCTACCTCACGGTTGACTTTCGTGTCGTCGTGTATGCTTAGCTTATGGCAAAATATCAGGTAGTCGAAGGCTTCACCGTTCTAGATAAACAATATCCAGCCACTATTGATGGCGACGAAGTTGACCATCTAGACTCTCTACTGGCATCGGGTCGAATTGTTCTGGTGGCAGATAAATCAACTTCCAAGGCCGACAAGGCAGGAGATAAATAATCATGGCAAAGTTAGTTCTCACAAACTCAAACGTAGTTCTGAACGGCACCGATATCACATCAAGCGTTGCAGCAGTAACTCTGTCAACTTCGGCTGCCGAAGTACCAACAACAAACTTCGGTTCAGGTGGTGCAGTAACTCGCGTCTCAGGATTGATTGACAACTCGGTGACACTCTCGTTGCACAACGACTACAACGCCATCGACGGACTCATCATGCCATTGATCGGTTCGACCGCTGTCACGATGGTTGTGAAACCAGCAGGCACAGCCGCAGCAGGATCAGCAACACCGCATTACACCTTCTCTGTGCTTTGCACAGAGTTCAGCCCAGTCAACGGTGCTGTCGGTGAATTGAACACAGCCGATGTAACGTGGCCGATCAGCGGAACAATCACCAAATCAACAGGTGCATAATTCTTAACAAAACAATCAGGAGGTAAGAATGAAAATCAACCTAGAAGTGACGACGCTAGACAACGTCACCACAAAAGTGACCGCACAGTTCGCAGACTTCATCGCATTCGAAGGCGAGAAGAATCGTTCGGTCGCAAACTTCCAAACAGAACTACGCCTCACCGATCTTGCCTGGTTGGCTTGGCATGCAACGAAGCGCACGAAGAAGACCGCGATGAAGTTTGAAGAATGGATTGAAACAGTTGAGAGTGTGGAGGTTGGAACCGACTCTGCGGTGATCGTCCCTTTGGAGAAAACTCAGCCCACTGGCTGATCGCATACCTCGCCTGCGAGACACACATCGCACCATCGGTGCTACTACAAGAATCACCTAGAATGCTGTACACGATGCTCGGCTATCTGCGCTGGAAAAGCATCAAATCCAACCCACCACAAAGGATTCAGTGATGGCCTTCTCAGCATTCCCAAATCTGCCAGGTGACACAGGTGGAACTCTTGGTCGTGCCGGCACCGCAGCCGTCGCAGGTAACACTGTCATCGTCAAAGACTTGTTTGAAACTTTGCGCAAGTTCCAGAAGGCAAGTCCGCAGTTCAACAAAGAGATGCGCAAAGTTGCTTACACAATCGCCAGAGATCTTGAATCAAAAGTCAAACTAGAAGCAACCACAGTCAGTCGAGCGAGTCAGGCAATACAAGTTGCCAAAGGTTTACGAGCAAGCAATGACCGCATCCCGACTATCAAGTTGCGTGGTAAAGAATCGTTCGTATCTAAGACTCGTCCGAACAGTAAGCGCAAAACGAAAGTGACTCGTGCCGATGTGTTCTTCGGTGCGGAGTTCGGTGGCGGTGCTAGACCGACCACGAAACAGTTCTTGAGACATCGAGGTCAGTCGGGCTACTTCTTCTGGCCGACCGTCCGCAAACGCAAGAACGCCATAGCCAAGGAATACCTAGATGGCATGGACCGTGTCGTTAAAGAACTAGGCATCGGCTGAAAGCCTTACAGAATAAGGCTTAAAAAATCTTTCAAAAATAGTTGCATTTGTCTTACAATTCCTATAGATTGTCTTACATACCTAAGGAGGTAGTCATGCAAATCAAACACAAGAACCAAACATTGAAAGTTATTGAAATCAAAGAACACACTCCAAGCATGCGCACAACAGGCTGGACACACTTTGCAGCAGTACAACGACCAAAGGGAACCAAGGTTTACTACGCAAACCTTTTGATTGTTGACAACGAAATCATTCATTCAATCGTGGTGATGTGATGACAAATCAATATCCAACCATCACCATTCGACTCAACCAAGAACTCAAGACACTCATCAAGCGTCAAGCCAAGCGTGAAGATGTGACCGCGTCCGAACTACTTCGCCGATACATTGAGGCAGGTCTGCACAATGTTTGAAGTCGTCGGGTTCCCATCGGTCAAATCAATCTACCCAAAGACCATCGCCACATCATGGATGGAGTTTGCAACCATGCTCGGCAACCATCAAGAACGCGAACAGAAGTCTGACGGCAAGTTGTATTCGCCAGTCACATACCGTGAACACACAACTCGTGGCAATCGCAACGTGTCGCATGTCTGGGCGTTGGTTGCCGACCTTGACGGTGAAGCATTCGAGCAGGCTGATCTCGGATCGTATATACACTTCGCCTATACAACCTGGTCACATCGTGACAACGATCCACACTGGCACGTTGTCGTTCCGTTTGAGCAGGCTGTGCCGGTACAGAATTGGGAAGAAGTCTGGTATGAGACACATGAGCGTCTTCGTCTCAAAGGCGACCCAGCAACCAAAGACCCTGCCCGTATCTTCTATCTGCCACAGCACGAAGCAGGTCAACCATTCCGTACACATCATTCAGGTTGGCGATTCCTTGACCCGACAATCACTGACATCGCAGCACCGACACGCACGTTCTCAACACCGAGCATTCGCTCAACTCGTCAGCCGCGTCGTGGTAATCCGATGCGATGTGTTCTTGACCCGAAGTGGTGGGATGCACCAATCGATTTGTCAGAGTACAAAGGCATGACGCAAGCGGAGATACATAGAGACATGCAACGTGAGTGGGCTGAGCTGCGTAAACGGATGGCTGCTAACTGAGTAGAATTGCTTCACCATGGCAGGTGAACGCACATTCGTTGTAAAGATTCTCGGCAACGCCGACGGTGCTATCACGGCGTTCAAGAACCTTGCCCGCGAAGGACAGCAATCAATCGAGAAGGTGCAGTCGATCAGTGCCGGACTTGGCAAAGCATTTGACTTCGTAAAGAAAGGTGCATTCATTGCGCTCGGTGCATTG